GGAAAACCGAATACTATCAACTAACCTCCATTTGCGGCTGCCCCCGCTGATGGGGGTTTGCGTTTTGGAGGATGAAAGATGAAAGCAATTAAAAAGCCCATTGCGGTCGATGTTTGGCAACTGGATTTTGAGAATATCCGCTTTGCTCCTGATTGGGTGAAGGAAGCCCTGGAAGCGAACAGGATCGTATACAGGGGAGAGGGTGGATACTGGACTATTCACACCATTGAGGGGTCTATGTTTGCGGATAACGGCTCCTACTTAATCAAGGGCGTTAAGGGAGAACTGTACCCATGCAGGAAAGATGTTTTTGAAGAAACCTATGACGTTGTGGAGGACGAGAAATGAGCTACGACTTGAGACTTGCGGTAAAGGTTGAGGGAGCGAAAGACGTTTATGCCGTCATTGATGAGCCTGAACGGTCAAGCCCGACTTACAATATCGGAAAGATGCTCAGAGTTTGCACAGGATGGGACTTTGTACAGTCGGAGTGGTATAAGGTTTCGGACGTGTTACCTCTTATCGAGCACGGCATTCACGAGCTGAGGTTCAACGAAAAGGAATACAAAAAATACAATGCACCGAACGGATGGGGAACAACAAGTTCAGCGTTGGAAGCACTCGAATCTCTGCTGGAGTGCATTATGAGAAATGGGCCAGGCGCCGGATGGGCATGGCACGAAATTCCGCTTGACTGTATGTATGTAGCATGGTGAGGAGGAAACAAAAATGACGTTGAAAGAAAAAGTTGCTGAGATGGAACCGGAGAAAGTCAGGCAATGCTTTCGTGGAGGAGTTGACAAGTGCCCGTGTGATTATGATTTTTTGAATATGAGAAAAAAGGAATTTTGCCCATTTGCAGAAGGAGAAATTGGGACGACTTGTGAAGCTTGTTGGAACCGTGAGTTTGTTCCGGTGGAGGAAGAAGGAATGAGAGAAGAATCAGACAAGCCCACAGAAGCCACCACAATGACCTCAGCGGTTGACCACCCGTCCCATTACAATCAGGGGGGTATTGAGTGCATCGACGCTATCAAGGCCGCTACGGTTGGACTGAACGGCTTTGAAGGGTTCTGCGCTGGAAACGCTCTGAAATATTTGTGGCGGTGGAAGCACAAGAACGGCGTGGAGTGCTTGAAAAAATGCCAGTGGTATTTGGATAGGTTGATTGAGGAGGAAAGCGGAAATGACCCTAAAACTTGACATCATCGACCTGCTAGAGACGCTTGCAATGTTGCTGGGCGCTTTGGTGGTTGTCGGATATTGTGCGTAAAATCAAAGGCTCCCGGTGAATCTGGGGGCCTTTTGCCGTCAGAAAGGAAAAGTGAAATGGAACGAAATAAGTACTTGCATTATTGCCGGGAATGTGCTATGATGAAGAGTGAAGAAGTATATAATATAAAAAACGTACCTGATAGATTGAAGGTTATCTTTAACGCCGTGGAGTATTACCCGGTAGCTTATAAGATGCGTTTTGATCGTGACGGATCAGTCATTCACACGGCTATTCTCCACGACCTCCACGCAAACAGCATAACTCATGCACCACTGGAGAAGGTGGTGGAAAGGAATAACAATGCTGAAAATTGTACTTGATGAAGGGGCTTTCCCGATTGCTAGAGCGCACTCACTTGACGCTGGATACGACGTTAAATCTCCGGTTGATGTGATTGTACCGGGAAACGGTAATGCCGTCATTGATACCGGAGTGCACGTTGCAATCCCTATCGGACACGTTGGCATGATTAAGAGTAAGTCCGGTCTGAACGTAAACTATGATATTCAGTCAGAAGGGGTAATAGATTCGGGCTACGTTGGTAGTATTAAAGTCAAACTTTATAACCACGGGAAACAAGATTACCTTGTAAGTCGAGGTGACAAAATCACTCAGCTTGTAATCCTTGAATGTGTCCGTGATGATGTCGAAATCGTGGACAAGTTGCCCGACAGTGAACGTGGAGCGAACGGGTTCGGGAGCACGGGGAAATGATGGTATTTTTAGCGTGAATCGGAGGTGAAAGTATTATGTCACGTAACAAAAACTTAATACCAAACTCCGAAAGAACAAAGGAAGAGAGAGTTGCTATAGCTAGAGCTGGTGGAAAGCGCTCAGCAGAGGTTAGAAGGGCTAGAAAGACCCTCAGAGAAGAGCTTTTAGCGTTGCTATCTGATGGCGACATTCAAGAAAGGCTTTCTCTTGCGTTGATTGGCGAAGCCTTGAACGGAAACAAAGCCGGAAGCGTTACCAAAGCCTTTGAGGTAATCCGGGACACGATAGGCGAGCGCCCCACAGAGAAAGTGGAAGCAACACAAACTGTTATTGATATGTCACAGTTTACCACTGAGCAGATAAAAGAAATGCTTGACGATGAAGTATAGGGATGCTCTACGCTGTGAACTTGCCAGGCGTGAGTTCTGGGAGTATTGCAAGTTGATGGCACCGGATTTCTACATGGAAGGACGGGACTATCTTAAAGAAAAGTGTAACACTTATCAATCATTCTATGAAAGTGAAGAAGAGTTTTTAATAGACAATGAACCACCACGTCACGGAAAAAGCCGTACAGCAACGCTCTTTGTTCAGTGGGTTTTAGGCAAGTACAGAAAAGATAAAATAGTCACAGGCTCATACAATGAAACCTTGTCCACTACGTTTTCTAAGGCCGTCAGAAACAAGATTCAAGAGCAATCAGGTGATGGGAATATCGTATACCATGATGTTTTTCCTGATACTGTTGTAAAGCGTGGAGACGCTGCGGCGAACTTGTGGGGAATTGTCGGAAATGACACAAACAGCTATCTTGCAACGTCTCCTAGTGGAACCGTGACGGGCTTCGGCGCTGACCTGATTCTGATTGATGACGTTATAAAAAACGCCTACGAAGCACGAAACGACAACATAAAGGAACAGCATTATAGCTGGTATAACAACACTATGTTGTCCAGACGTGAAGGAAAGCGCAAGGTTATAATCATTATGACACGATGGGCAACAGATGACCTTGCAGGCCGTGTGATGGATAGCCTAGACCGTCAGAAGAAACCGTATAGACTGATTTGCTACAAGGCATTTGACGGTAAAAAAATGTTGTGTGATGATATTCTGAACTATCAGCAGTATCAGGATATTTTGAATGGCGATATTGGCAAGGATATTGTAGAAGCGAACTACAATCAAAGCCCGATTGATATAACCGGACGGCTTTACACTGAGTTGCAGACCTATGAGGAAACGCCGAAAGACCTTGAAAGCGTGGAGAGTTACACCGACACAGCAGACCAAGGTGACGACTATCTTTGCTCTGTTATCTACGGCGTGAAGGACGGAAAGGCATATGTTCTTGACGTGGTTTATACTCAGGAAGGCATGGAAGTCACAGAGGCTTTACTTGCACAGAGGTTTACTGACTTCAAAGTAAACAAGGCAAGGATTGAGAGCAATAATGGCGGCAGAGGATTCGGTCGAAACGTCAAGAGAATAGCGGCTGAAAAATACAGTAATAATATTACTAGATATATTTTCTTCACCCAAACGAAGAATAAAAATAGCCGTATTTTGACAGGATCCACAGGCGTGATGAATAACGTGTTATTTCCTTCTGACTGGCACATCCGCTGGCCGGAATATTACAGAGATATGATACGCTATCAGCGCATAGGAAAGAACGCACACGATGACGCTCAGGATGCTACAACGGGAGTTTATGAGTATCTGCCAAAGAGGAAAACGAGGTATAATCCGGTATGGGGATGAATAAAACCTGCACCACCTGCGAATACTACTCCGGCCCGTTTGTTTCGGTGTGCTGTAACGGAGAAAGCGAACACTGCGCAGACTTCGTGGGTGAAGAGGACGGGTGCGAGCGCTGGGAAAAGAAGGACGGTGACTGACATATACACCTATCAGGATTTAATCAAGTTGGGGAAGAACGAGCAGGAAAGATCACAGTTTATTCTTTCCGCTATTGCTGACCACAAGAGCAGTGACCTGTATAAAACGGCGGTAGACGCTGAGTTGTATTACAAGCACCTGAACCCTACGATTATGAGGGCGCAAAAGTTTGTGTACAACGCTATGGGTAGAGCCGTGCCGGACATTTGGAGCGCTAATAATAAGATTCCTTGTCGGTATTACTTCTACTTTGTTGTGCAGTCGGTTCAGTTTCTTCTTGGGAATGGTGTTTCCTTCAACGATGATTCCACTCAGGACAAACTAGGCAAGAACTTTGACCGGGCGATTCAGAAACTTGCGACAAAGGCCGTCAATGGCGGTGTGTCATACGGATTTTGGAACCTTGACCATCTGGAAGTGTTCGGCGTGGATGAGTTCGTCCCCCTGTACGATGAAGAGAACGGTGCTCTGATGGCTGGAATTAGATTCTGGCAGATTGCAAACGATAGACCACTGAGGGCTACGCTGTACGAAATAGACGGCTATACAGAGTACATCCGCCGCAGGGGTGAAGAAATCACTATCATGGAGCCGAAACGCTCTTACAAGCAGATTGAACGATATTCTGAGGCGACGGGGACGGAAATCTTTGACGGTGGAAACTATCCTGGATTCCCCGTGATTCCAATGTTTAATGTCAACCGTCAGAGCGAAATCGTGGGCAACCGTGAAACGTTGGACGCTTACGACTTGATGGCAAGTGCTCTGGTGAATAACGTGGATGATGGGAACCTCATTTACTGGGTGCTGAAAAATTGCGGTGGCATGGACTCAGCGGACGATGAACGGTTTATCGAACAGCTGAAGATGACTCACGTTGTCCATGCTGACGGTGACGGCGAGGGCGCAAGCGTTGAGGCTCACAGTGTGGAGGCGCCGTTTGCGGCCAACGAAACCGCACTGGAACGGCTGAGAAGTCAGTTGTTTGATGATTTCATGGCGTTGGATGTTAAGAGCATTGCTGGAGGTGCTGCGACCGCTACTCAGATTAAGGCAGCGTATGAACCGCTGAACAGCAAGGCAGACCTTTTCGAGGGACAGGTCACGGAGTTTATTGAAAATCTGTTGCAGTTGATTGGCATCGAGGACGCTCCGACATATACCCGGTCTTTGATTGTAAATCAGCAGGAGCAGATTCAGACGCTGTTGTCTGCTGGAGAGTACCTGTCCCCTGAGTACATTACAAGAAAAATTTTGGAGATTCTGGGCGACACAGACAAGGCGGACGAAGTGCTAGAGCAGGTTTTAGCCGCAGAGGTTGAGCGATTCGGGGCAGTTGGGGAAGAAGAAAATGCAGGAGAACAGGGAACTGAATGACGCTATCTTTGAGTTGATGGAGTTGGGCGCAGACCCCAGAAAAGTGGGCGCTAAGTTTGGCATGACTGGCCGGGCCGTGCTAAACTCCTACAATCGGACAAAGAAGAAGCGGGAAGAGGAAAAAGCAATCAGAGAGAATCACGGGGATTGGCTGTTGCAGTTTTCTACGCCTCTCAGAAAGAGCCTTGAATACTGTGGGATTTACAATGAGAGCGATTTGTACGCCGTCATTAAAAGAGACTGTTATATTCCAGGTGTTGGTGTAAGCCGTGTAAATGAGCTGAACGGTGTGATTTCTAAACGACTGACAATCAAGCACCAAAAGGGCTACACTGTGATTGCATTGGAGGGCTGACAATGGTAGAGATTCTGCGATATCCAACAGAAGAGGATTGGTTGCGGTGCAAACTGCTGGCAATCAGCACAAGCGGGAAGAAGCACGCTTTGACGGCAAACACTGAATGGCGAAAGAAGATTCTGCGCTGTGAGCACTCACCTATCCGTACGTTAATGTTTACAATCCGAATGGACGTGCCCTATTATGTGTCGGTGCATTTTTGCCGCCACAAGTACG